TTTTACTATTACTGTAAATCCTATGAATGTTGGTATATGATAGCTACTTGCCCCAGGTAGAGCTCTAATTCTTTCGTGCAAATCCCATAACGGAGACTGTGCTTTTTTGGCATACAGGTTTGTGTAATCATTGCTTATCAATACTAAAATTATGCCAGACTGCGGAAGTGCGCTGTATAAATTTTCTAATATATCTGGATTTGCATTGGACGTCAGGTATCCACCATTTGTGACTATTAAATCAACACCATCTGGAATAACAGCATTTTGTATATCTAGAGGATCGACAACGTTTAACTGACTTTCTAAACCTTCGGCTATGACATACTCTTCTCTGTATACATTTTCGTCATTTGGAACATATACTTCAAAATCAAAAGCTTCTTCTAGATATTCATGAGGAAATGAAACAAAACTTGGATTAGTGAATAATACAGCGTTTGGTCTTGCGGTTTTAATCACCATTTCTGCTTGCATAGTACCAAAATTAACTAGGTCATAATATTCTACTAGACCCTTGGCTATTAACTCATAGTTGTGAAATTCAGTTGGGAATCTACCTATTGAATTAATAGATCTATCAACATCTAATCCAACTTCGTTATAATAAACTTTTTCACAGCGTTCTTTTAATTTTTCATCAGAAATAATCTCAGAATGCTTAGTCTCGCTAAGTACCATAGCATTTACTATTGTATTTAGTAGATTTATCTCTCTTTGGCCATTTATATTTCCAGAGGTCATTTGCGACATTATTGTTCTCTTTTCTTAATAAGATTATAATAATACATCGACTCAGTTGCTAGTCCAAGTATTTTATTTCTAGTAGATTCAATTTCTTTAACCTCTTCACTAACAGAAGATAATATCGGATAAGCTTGATCAACTATTTCCCTTATTTCCTGCATAGTTATTGTAGATAGCCTATTTTCAGGTATATCTAAGGAGTAAAAAATAGATAATAGTTTTGACTCTATATATTCTTTATATTTATATTTATCGTATTTCATAGTTTCCTTACTTTTAGTTATCTAATAATTTATCTAATAGTGGGGTTTGCTTTACAAAATTCTCTACACCTGGACAAAAATAATTAGAACCTGGTGTTTCGTCTGTTCCAAAAATGTCTTGAAAAGCTTCTTTTATTGACGAATACTGTCCATCTATATAATTAGTCCACTTTTCAGATCTATCACTTAAAGCTCCAGTATCCTCTAAATGCCTTAAGTGGTCCATGTAGGCGTCTTTTAATTGCCTATCTGTTCTTTCCTGATGGATATGCTCTGGTTTAATTTCTATCTTTGCCATAATTATCCCTTTATTTTCTTAAGATCCTCTATGGCATTATATAAAACCACGTAACTTGAGTAGTTTTCAGAAGATTCTTCTGGTAAATTTATATTTGAATCAAAATCTATAGAGTCTGGATCTATAGCTAATCTTAAGGAAAGTTGATATATAAAAATTTCTTTTGCTTTTAAAGCATTTTGTTTAGCTTTTTCTTTTTGTGAATCTGTCAAATTAAACATCTTGATACCCTAATTCCTTTAATTTTGAATCAACTAGTTTTATAGTACTTACTAAATCATTCATTGTTTTGTGCATTAAGCTTATGTGTAGTTCTGGTTTTATTTCCGGAATAAAAGAATAGACCGTAAAACTATCGACTGGAAAAATATCTTTATTATTATCCGCTAATAATAGTGCTCTTTCAAGAGCAGTAAATCTTTCGTCAGTTAATATATCTAGTTTTTCTTTTCTTGAAATTAGATCAAAATTAGACATTATAACTCCCTATTACAAAGCGCTTTCGTTTATCTATAGTAATGCTTTAATCTATATTTATAACTCTGGCTCATTTAGTTTAAGTAGTCCAGAACTTGCTGGCCCTATTCTCTCGCCTTTTTCGTTTAATCCTGTTTTTATGCCCTTCATCCAAGTCCATGGTTCTTCTTGATTTTTCTTCATCTTAGCCTCACCATAAGACATTCTTTGGTCCATTAAATCAGGCTTATCCCATAAGTTTTCTACTTTAAATTTAACAGATTCCAACAAATCGTTCTTAACTATAGTGAAGTGCATAAAAGGCATTCCTTTTGGAAATATAACTGGCTCATTTATTTTTGTTATTTTCCAGTTCATATTAAATTCATCTGGCCACCAAAAACTTGGTATTGTTGCCGATAACGGAACAGCCCCGTCGACAAAATAGTTTGGAGAACCTGATATATAAGTACTGTATCCTTCCTCTGTTCCAAAAGCCCATCCAGTAGCAAACGACATTATTCCAATAATACTTGGAATAACAACTGATCTTGAATTAAGAAATTCGCCCTCTAATACTTTTGGAGGATTATTTGACCCATCCCACTCTACTACTACATCTTGTTGAAGAACTAGTTCCCATCCACTAACGTTTGCTACAGTCATTGGTAGACACTGGTAAGCATGTTTGTTATAGGTGTCATCCATCCAGTCTCTTTTTAGACGAGACTGTTTTATCTCTGGAGGATTTTGGTGAGTTCTAGTTAAAGTAATTATTGTCATACTTCTGTCATTGGAGATAGAATGTCATTACTTAAGGTTTTATTTGGAGCGTCATACTTTGGAACATTAGTGCCATATTTTATGTCTTGATGATTTTTATCATTATAATCGTACATTGTTACCGCAGAGTACTTAACCCCATTTGTTATTTTGAGTGAAGCGTGAGCATATATAAATGTTGAAGGGAAGAATACTACGTCACCCTTCTTTGGTTTAAATGTAATATCTAAATATGGAAACCAAAGCTCTCCACCTTCGTATTCATCATTTAAATAAGCCACTGAAGAAACTGTACAGGTATATGAAAACCCATGATCTGCGTGAACCGCAAAGTGTTGATCTTTTCCATATCTAACAAAATTTATAGCTTCTTGATATTCCATTTTAAAGTTGTATCGTGACTCATAGTGTTCTAAGCACTTACTTAGAATCGAATTTGTATCATTGTATATGTTTTCTATTTCTTTAAATTGTTCAGTTAAATGAGGCCAATGAATTGGGCTTACCTTTAAATCTACACAATCTCTGTATTCAGGCATTTTTGTATTATACCCTACCATTGCATCTGACCATTTAAAAAACTCATGGCTACTATTACCAATAGTTTCTTCTAGTCTTTTTGGTATTTCCAAAGAATCAGGTATTGCATTTCTGTAAAGGTGCATTCCAAATTTTGGATCCCCTATATAATAATATTCCATTTTTCTCCTGTGCATCTGTACGCTTGTCTGGGTGATATACTACTATACCACATGTTGAAGAAAAATCGAAACGGAGAAGTAAAGTGATAGAAGAAAAATCTATTATTCTTCCTGGACACTTTGGTGACTCTAAGGAAAATATAAAAATTATAGATAATTTTATTGAATTAGAAGACTTAAAAATTATACAAAAATTTTTACCAACAATAAATGAATGGATGGATGCCGGACAAAATCAGTATGCAGAAGATGGAACGTGCACCTATGACGCATCATACTGGCAGAATAGGCAGTGTAGCTGGGACATTTTACAAAGAATCAACATAGACATTTATAATCTTGTTGACAAATATATTCATAAGATGAAATCTTTTTTAGAAGATTCTTTTAAAGTAAAACTTAATACTAGACCACCAGTCATCATCAGATGGTTTCCTGGACTCGAGCAGCAGCCTCATGCCGACAAGCAGCTAAATGATGGATCTCCAAATCCATTTCCTACTTACGATATAAATTCATTATTTTATTACAATGACGAATTTACAGGAGGAGAACTTTATTATCCGCAACATGAATTAGTAGTCAGTCCAAAACCAGGTTTAGCTGTTGCTCATCCAGGCGATATTAATTATCTACATGGAGTAAAAAAGGTTTTATCCGGAGAAAGATATACTACTCCTTCTTTCTATACTATAACTGAATTATTGTAAAATGTTTTTATATAAAAAATTTTGTTACCAACAAAGAATTAGATTATATAAATATTTACATAGAAAATAATCAAAATAATTTTGTTTATATAGATAAAATGTAGTTATATTTTCTTACTTAAATATTGGCGGGAAGAATGGCGGGAAGAATGGCGGAAACCAAGGTGGAAACCAAGGTGGGAAATATGGTGGAAAATATGGTGGGAAGAATGGTGGGAAAAATGGTGGGAAAAATGGTGGGAAGAACGGTGGGAAGAACGGTGGGAAGAATGGTGGAAAATATGGTGGGAAGTATGGCGGGAAATATGGCGGGAAGAATGGACTTTTTCTAGTATAATTAATAGCAGTATTGATTGGAGTAATTGCTCCACCAGATGGAGTTTGAGCAGTTACGTCATTTAATTCTCCAGATACGCTTGTGGCTACATCGGTAATGGTTCCAATAACAAAACCAGCTGTAGTTATAGCTGTATTAGCAGAGTCAGCTTTTCCGACCAGTTACGGTAGGAGCTGGTTTTTTTCTTGTACCTGATTCATCACCTGTTACATTACTCATATTATGCCGACAAATCTCCTAATGCAACCCAAGTATTAGCTGCTCTCTTTACAAGGTTAGCAGATGACCACTGTGCACGCAACTTAAGGCCAGGAGTTGCATTTATAGTTACTCCTGATGCTGGAGTTAAAGTTATCTGACCAGCTCCAGTTTGGAGAACCCTTACCTCTGTGCCAACAGGGAAGTTGATAGAGTTATCTGCTGGAACAGTTAAAGTTACAGCAGATGCATTATTAATTTCAATTAACTTACTTCTATCTGCTCTAACTAAAGTATATGAAGCTATCTGTTGGTTAAATTGAACGCTTTTTGAAATTACATCATAATTAGTTCCATCTTCGGTAAGTTCCCATAAATCGCTTGTTTCATTCCATCTTACCGCAACTGTACTTGCGTTTCCTCTAAGAACTTCTACTCCAGCGTTTTCGATAGGTGCGCCCGACGCAAATACAAAGTCGCTATTCAATGTTATTATATTGTCTGCAACATTTAGCGTTGCAGTATTAACTGTGGTTGTAGTTCCACTAACAGTTAAGTTACCAGAAATTACAACGCTATTTGAAACAGTTAGATTTCCAGTTACATTTGCATGACCTGTAACATTAAGATTTGAGCCCACATTTGCTGTCAAGCCAAGAACTAATGTATTGGCTGATATAGCGTTGGCTGTAACAGTTCCGGTGAATGAAGGATCAGCCGAAGGAGCTATATCCACAGTTTGATTAACCCACGTGCTTCCATTGTATCTTACTACTTGATTAAGAGTAGGAGCAGATATTGCTACATCCGATAGATCATCTAAAGATGCTGTAGTGTTTATCCACTGACCGGAGCTAAATCGTAAAAAGTCTCCAGATGTATTTGAGTTTGCTGTTACATCATTCAAGTCGTCTAAAGACAATACAGACCAATATGCTGCTGAACCATTACTTCTTAGTGTTTTTCCAATATTTCCAGTTTGATCTGGCAGTAGGTTATTTATTGCTTGCGTTGCTGAGGAAGCACCAGTCCCACCATATTGGATAGCAATAGCTGTAGCATTCCATACTCCGATAGTTAAGGTTCCAACCGAAGTTAGAGAAGAGCCAATTACGCCCAAAGGTAATGTAGAGCCAGTCAGGGTATTAGCATTGGCGGTAACCGTAGAAATATCACCAAGAGAAATTGTAGTCCCATTTATTGTGAATGACGAATTTACCAACTGTGCGTTATCTACCCCATTAGACTTTATCGTTACTTCACCATCTGTAACACTAAAGTCTGCTGTATTAAAAGAAGCTATGCCCTTGACTGTTGTACTTGCATCTCTTACGTTTGCTGTAACCGTTCCAGTTATTCTTCCGTACGAATCTACAGCATGGGACTGAACAAAGGATATTCCATTAGATCCAGAAGTATTTGTTTGTGTTACTGATGCGAGGTCAATATTTGCAGCGTTGACGACAACTCTATCAGAACTTGCAGTAACTATATTTATAGTATTGCCTGCTTTTGCCAATCCTGAACCAGCTGTTATATTAGATTGAATATCGGCATATGTTGATCCGTCATTAGTTAACTGCCATGTATCTGATGTTTCATTCCATCTAATGGAAACATCACTAGATGTTCCTCTCTCAATTGTTAGTGACGCATTTTCTGTAGGAGATGCAGATGTGCCAGAATTTAACTTAATAACATTATCTTCAACTAATAAAGTTGAAGTATTTACAGTGATAATATTACCTGTTACTGATAAGTTTCCACCAATAGAAAGATCGTTTGTTACAGATACATTATTTGCGCTTGCGTTTCCGCTAACAGCAAGAGAGCTAAGTGTGCCAACCGATGTAAGGCTAGAAACTAAAACATTAGAACTTAATGTTGATCCTACTAGGGTATTAGCGTTGGCCTGTGCTGTTGTAGTTCCAGTGACTGAAATGTTTCCAGTTATACTGATATCACCAGCAACAGCCACATTTCCGAGCAGTAGAAATAGATGCTACTACCGTATTAGAAGAATTTTTTAATTCTAAAAGATTTGCTGTTGCATTTGCTGCAGCTTTTATTACAGCAGATTCGTCATATACAACAAATTCTGGGGCTGATTCTACTCTTAAACGAGCCATTTTGCTCCTAGTCTACATATAAAATTAGGCGATTGTACCTAATCAATAGTAATTAGAATATGTCGAAAAGTTATTGTATA